ACTGTCCACATAGTTTGGAAAGCGCAAGGTGGTAAACCTATTTCACCTCTTAAATCGTCTTCTTGCCATAAAGACATTATATGTCTTCTACCATATGGGTCTTCTTGTATGTCTCTTAATAAAGTATTCATTAAATCAAGACGCTTAACTATTGCTCCATAAGTTGAACCTATAGTTCCATCTCCTATATCCCAAGAGTCCCACCATTTGATTCCAAATTGGTCTCTTGCAACTTGTAAATCATTTGATGCAGCTTGATAAATCCAAAACATTTCTCTTATTCCTGTTTTCCAAGCTGTAGGTTTTATAGTTGTTATAGGGAATTCTCCTTTTGAGATATCAAATTTTTCTACATATTGAGTAGTAAATAAGGAGTACGCAGGAGTACAAGTTCCATCTTCATCTTCCCAATAAGGTCTAGGATTGTCATCCATAATTCCATTTTCTAATACAAATGTCATTAATTCTTTTAGTTTAATATCAGCTATATTCATTACATCTCTCCTTTATATCTTATTTGTGATGATGATGTCCGCAATTGCAATGGTGATTCTTTTTAAATAATCGTACTTTATTCCAGCACCATAAGAATGAAAGTAATCCAAATAGGAATCCTCCTATCACATAATTAAAAGGTTCTATATCTAAACAATGATTTTTTTGTTTCTCATTCCTTGCATATAAATAACAAACTAATGCCCAAAAAGCAGATATAAAAAGTTCAGCCATTTTAAATCAACCCTTTCTCTTTTAATTCTTTGTAAGCTTGTTTAAATAATTTATGATTAACAGTACTAAACATTTGATTGTAGCCTTTATACATTACTACGGAATCGTATTTGTACATCATAACTTTTTCATAAGCTAATAACATATCTTCAGGGATGTCTTTTATGAGAACTATAAATGAAAATGAATCAGCACCATATTTATTATATTCGTGCTGTAAAAGTAAATTATTATGGGAGCCATTTAACAGCTCCCTTTTATGTGTTTTTAAACGGCGTCCTACATCATTGGAAGAACCTATATACCATTTGTCATTTTTATTATTATGAATTGCATAAATGCCGCTAACTATCTTTGGTGTAGGTTTCTTTTTTGCCATAATATTTTATTTATTTTTTATAAGTTGTGCTACGTTTACATCTTTCACAAGTTGTAATATGTCTACTTCCATTACTGAATATTCAAAACGGCTATAAAGTTTCCAATCTTTTTCTAATTCTTCTCTTTCTAATTTTTTCTCTTCTGCTTCTTCTCTAGTATTATAAACTCCTGTTACGTTAACCCATTCATCTCTTTCTTGTAATAAAGCGTAAATAACCATATAATCATTCTCCTTTGTTTTTTAATTTTCAAAAAATATTCTGTATAAATTATAAGTCGCTTTTAAATCTTCTTTATGAATTAACTCTTGAGGTGAATGCATTGCTAAGACTGGCACACCTATGTCTATTGCTTCCATTCCTTTTATACAGAAGAATGTGCTTACAGTGCCACCGCCTCCTTCTCCTACTTTTGTTGTTTCTATCTGATAATTTATTTCATTGTCTTCACATAGTTTTCTTATAGCTTCTCTCATTTCTATAGTAGCATCATTTCCCCTTTTAGAGCCTAAGAATGGAACTATACCTGTTCCTTTTCCTACTATAACTTTACAGCTTTCTTCAAAGTGATCAGAATATACTTTATCAAATCCAGCACATACATCTGCGCTAACTAATTTAGTATTTCTTATAGCTCTTCTCATTATCAATTGATTGCCTTTAGTTAATTCTAAGAATATATCATCTATGAATTCTGATTCAGCGCCTGTACTTTGTCCACTGCCTGTTTCTTCATAACTAGTGAATAAAGCTATCTTAGTTCTATCTGATTGCCCTGAATTAAACATGGCTTCTAATTCTGCAAATGCGCATACTCTATCATCATGTCCATATGAAGCTATAAGATTTCTATCAATGCCTATGTCCATTGCTTTGCCTGCTGGTACAAAGCTTAATTCTGCGAATTTAAATTCCTCCTCTCCTATTCCATATTTATCTTCAAAAAATGGTAGAACATCATTTCCCATTCTAACCATTAATTTGGAGTATGATAAATCACTAGTTTCTTTTCTTCCTCCTAAATGAGGTAGTAAACTAGAGACAGTAAAGAATAAGTTGTCATCTTCTGTATTGAGTTTTACTAGTTCTCCTTTGTTGTTATAAGCTTGTCCTACTAGAACTAGAGGACGGTCTAGCCATACTTGAGCAACTATCCCTCCGTAAGGTACTACCTTACAGAAGGTTTCATCATCTTTGATTTCAAAAGGGTTATTAGGCATTACATCTAATCTAGGACTATCTATATGAGATACTATCATGTTAGCGCCTTGAGACAAGTCTTCTCCCATTTCTACTAATGCAACTAATTTGTTTCTAAAGTTAAACATTATTTTATCGCCTTTATGATATTCTTTATTCTCGTCATAAAGTTCATATCCATTTTCTAATGCTCTTTTACTTATATAGTCAAATACAAATATCTCATGTTTGTTATTATCTAAGAAGTCCTTATACTGGTTCATATCCATAAATAGTCCTCCCTTTATTAATTATTCATAACTTTCTTCGTCTTTATCATCCCTTACTCTTTTAAATACAGGGAATCTAAGACTTAGTTCGCCTTTGTCATTGCTTGTTTCTTCAAAGTATTGAATTTCAACTATTGAGCCTACTATCATCCATGGGTTTCTCCAATAATATGCTCTTTTTTCGTCTGTAAAACCACTTCCTACTCTTAGTTCATAGCCTTTATAATTACATACTATTTTACCAAGAGTTCCTGCGTATTTACCTTCTCCTTCCTCTATAGCTATACATTCTATATCACAAGTATCCATAGCTTTAACTTTTAATAATTCTGCGCTTCTTTTTCCAAATCTATAAACGCCTGAAACAAGATTTAACATTAATCCTTCTTCGTCTTGTGATGTTACTTCATTAAGCTTTTCATATATTTCTTCTACTGATTCAGTTGCACCATAAGAAGGAACTATTCTTACAAAATCATTAGGAACTATCATTTCATTAATTCTTTGCATTCTAACTTCGTATATTTCATTATTCTCTTGTCTTTTATAGTCTTCAAGTGATACCATATCAAATATAACGAATTCTAAGCCTTCTTTATTATCTGATTTACTATTTACAAGACCACTTGTTTCTTTGAAATTATCTTTAGATGATAAATTATCATGGTTAATTCTTATTAATTCTCCATCAACCATATATCCTTTTAAATTCATTTCTGATAAAGCTTGAGTTATCTGTTGTAATCCTTTAATCTCTTTTCCTTGGCGTGTTAAAAACTTGATTTCATCATCTATTAATGCAGTACATCTAACTCCGTCAAGTTTAAGAGTCATATAAGCTTTTTCTTTAAGTGCGCCTTTAAATTTATTTGCTAACATTATCTGGTGTTCAACTTTAATTAAGTCGGGCAAGACTTCCCCAACTATTTTAGCTGTGACTCCACATTTATATTTTTTAGTTATGAGTTCTTCAACAAATCGTCTTATCGTTAAGTTTGGTTGTTTCTCTATAAACATTTGTACTGATTTTATTATATTATCTTTTCCAGTAGGGTTATCTAATACATAACCGATTAATGCTTGTAAAGTTAATATTTCTTCGCCTTCTTTATCAGAAAGGTTTTTCTTTAATTTTGACGTAGATATTCCAGTGATTTTATTTGTATTCAATAAAAACTCTAAAACAAATCTAAACAATGGGTCGTTTTTATTATCTTTTAAACACTGATATTTGTCTGCTTTTTTAGTACAATGTTTTAATTCTTCAAATTTACTATACAATTCTAAAAGTTCCATTACTCCGAATCCCCTTTCTCACATATCGCTTTATAATACTCTAACTCTGCTTTTAATCTGTCTATAGTAGCTTCAAGTTCAGTATTCTTTGTCTCTGCTATTTTACGTAGTTTATTAGCTAAGTCAATTCTCTTATCTGCTTCTTGAGCTATTCTTCTGTCATGTACTATAGTAGCAATCATATCCTGCATTTGTTGGTCATCTATAACGGTATATAGTTGGTCATCAGTATCTTTAAAGCTAAAAGTTAGCCACCAAAATTCCATATCTTCTTTTGGTGCTTCATCAGCCAATTTATCAAGCCATTCTCTCTTTATAGTAAAGGACTTGTGTCCTTTTGCTCTAACTACTTCTTGAGTCTTGTTTTCTATCATGCAACGAACAAGACCACGAATTTGAGCATCTCCTTTAACATTTCCTGCTCCACTATTAGGAGTCATATCTGCCATAGTTTTATCAGAAGTAACGCTTGATTTTAATCTTTGTTGGGTCTTAACTTCAAGAGTAGAACCCATTCTATTAGATTTTTTATTAACGTTCTTTTTTATTCCTTGACTTTTTTTCTTAGGTGGTATATATTTAGAAGAGTTGAAGCACAAATAGCATTGTTCACTATTTGTACAGTCCTCATTCGTGTCCAAATTGGCATTCGGACATAACATCACTCCTTCCATTTGTTTTTAGCATATTCTATCCATTGATATATTTTGTTTAATCTATTTTCATCATAATATTCTTGTAAAGAATACCACTCTTCCATGTTTTTATCATGTTTAGAAGAATTATAATTTCTTAACATAGGAACAAGATTCCAGATTTCGTGTTCTCCATTATTATTCAATGGGATTATATGATCCAAAGTTCTTTTATTTGTTTTTCCTCCTATATATTCACCACTATAAGCGCATCTCCAATCAAAGAACTCCATACACTCAATCCATTGTTCTAGAGTTATACCATTGCCTTGTTGCTCTTTTTGTAATCTTCTTTTGTGAGAACTATTAAATGCTTTGTCAGGGTTATTTTCTCTCCATTGTCTTCTATATTCATTATAATATTCTACATGCTCATAATAATATTCATTATGACGTTCTTTATATTTTTCTTGGTTTTGCATATAATGCTCATGACTTTTTTGAAGTAAATATTCTCTATGTTCTTCATAATATTTTTTAGAATAAGCATTATGTTTGTCTTTTGTTTTAATATATTTATCTCGGCTTCGTTGTCGCTCTTTTTCTATATTTTCATTATATCTTTCTCTTTGCTTTTTATTTATTTTTTCTTTATTTTCGTCTCTATACTCTTTACAATTTTTTAAATAACAAGTTTTGCAAACGGCAGCAACACCATATTTACCTTTGCTTTTTTTATTGAAATTGAAAGCGTTTGCAACAAGAATACTATTGCACTTGTTGCAAACTTTGATAACGAATGGACATTTCATTCTTAATCACCTCGTTATCGTATTACAATTTTTCATGGCCAAATTGGCATTCGTAAGACATTACTCAGCGTCTCCAATTACTTCTTCTAGTTCTTCTACGTTGATATCGTCTTCGATGTCGTCAATTGCGCCTGATAAAATATCAATTTCTTCTTGAGGCAGTGATTCAACAAGTGTAGAAACGCCACTTTCAACTCTTCGTTTGATATACTCAAAATATTCTGGATGTTCATCAATATAAGCTTGGAATACGGGTGCCCCTCTCCACTCAGCTTTTGTTCCGTCAGGAAGAATTCTTATATTCTTCTTATCGTGTGGTTCACTATCAGTATATTCTCTGAAGTATCCTCCGTTTTGCTTAGTTATGATATCCATATTATATGCCTCTTGAAGAATTTCTCCTGTTATATCTGTTCCTACTCCCAATTTAACAGTATAATCTGTTGTAGTATATGGATTAGCTTTTGCTCCGCAAACGTGGTTCTTTAATACTTTAACTCTTATTCTTCTATAGTCTTCTTTCATATCGTAATAAGGGTCTCCTGCCTTAATACTAACTTGACTTACATTAAGAGTCAATACTGAAGAATATAATATCGCACGTCCTCCAGTTATTTGAGAAGGGTCTCCAAACATACAGCCTATATTAATAGATTTTTGTTGAGTACATACTAATGCTGTTCCAGATTTACTTATAATAGATAATACTTTTCTCATAAACTTAGCATTAAGTCTAGCTGATATTGCTATATTGGCATCTTCCATATTGTCTTTAACTTCTTTTTGTGGCACCATTGCTTTTAATGAGTTTATAACAACCATATCTACTCCTGCTTGTGCCATAGCTATTGCGTAATCCATTGAACTTTCTGCAGAACCATTTTCAGGGTCTACTTCATGAACTATAAATCTAGAAGGGTCAATATGGAACATTTCAATTAAATCATCGGATAAACTATTTTCTGATTCTATCCAACATACAGTGAAATCTTGGTCTAATTGCATATTGTGTCCTATAGTTTCCAATATTAATGACGTTTTCCCTGCATCAGGGTCTCCAGTAACTAAACTAAATTTTCCTTTAGGGAATCCTCCAAATGCACTATTCAATGCGAAAGAAACGGTTGGAATAAATTCAATTCTTAATTGTTCTGCCATTTCTTCATCAGATGCAAAATTTATAATATTCTCTCCTGCTTTTTTATTGATATTTGCTATTAATCCTTTAACTGCTTTCATTTTTTCTGCTTGAGATTTTTTAGCTCTTGCCATTATATCAGCTCCCCTATATATTTATTTAAACTATCTATTAACTCTTTTTGTGAATCTAATGACTTCTGAATTGCGTCTGGTATGTTTGATTGGAATGTCGTCTTTGCGTCTTCTAACAATTTATTGTGACGAACTGTAAGAATATATACTACTGCTTTAAGCATAGGCTTAATCATATCATTGTCAAATACATCATTATCTTTCATTGATAATTTAACTAATTCCTCCATGACTAAGCCCATTGCAACTTCTCCATTAGGATATGAAGAAAGAATTGCGCCTATGAATTGAACCATAGACGCTCTTATAGTTGTGTCTGGACTACTCGTTATTATCATCTCCTTCCTCATTCTCTGATGCTATTATCTTAGCTACAGATGATACTGTATCTCCTTCAGATAAATCAATTAATTTAACTCCTTGTGCAGTTCTTCCTAATAAACTTATACAAGATGATTTTATTCTAATAACTTGACCATTTACAGTTGTAACTAAAATATCTTCGTTATTAGATAAAGTTATAACGCCTGTTACTTTTCCAGTTCTTTCACTTGGTTTATAGAACGCATATCCTTTTCCGCCTCTATTCTTAGATGCAGGATATTCAGATATTGATGTTCTTTTACCAATTCCATTTCCAGATACAGTAACGACTTCATCGTTTTCTGATACTTTAACCATTGTTAGAACGCAATTGCCTGGTTGTATATCTATTCCTTTAACACCCATAGCTGTTCTACCCATAGGTCTAACTGTTTCAATAGGGAATCTGACATATAATCCATTATCAGATACTATCATAACTTCGTCTCCGTCTTTAGTTAATACAGCTTTTACTATGTCATCTCCTTCTTCTAATGACATAATATTTGTATAGCTAAACTTAGTTGATAGTTTATCTAGTCCTATACGTTTAATAGTTCCTAGTTTAGTTACTATAGTTAAGAAGGATTCAGTATCAGATAAATTAGCAGCTAAAGTGCTTACTGGATGTTCGTCTGCTTCAAGTTTTAAATAATTTACTATATTTTTGCCTTTTCCTGCTTTAGTTGTTTTTTGAATAGCATATGCTTTAATCGTATGTGCTCTTCCTGTATTAGTTACAAATATTAAATCGTCTTTACTACGGACACTGAAAGAATCAACTATTATTTCATCATCTTTAACTTTGGCCCCTTTGTTTCCTTTTCCTCCTCTACGTTGAGAGTTGTATTCTGAAGCAGAAACAGATTTTATATTTCCGTCGCTTGTAATAGTTATAACTAAATCTTCCTCTTCTATTAAGTCTTCATATGCTATATTAGTTTTATCTATTATATCTATAACAGTTTTTCTATCATCGCCGAATTTTTCTTTTATTTCGGCTAATTCTTTTCTTAATTCGTTAAGTGTTACTTTTTCTTCATTTATAATTGATTCTAAGAAAGGTTTCTTAATATTTAAGTCATCGCTTTCTTGTTGTAGCTTATTAACATCTTGGTTATTGATACGTCTAATTTTCATATCAAGTATATATTCTGCTTGTTCATCATCAAGTCCATAATATGCTATTAAAGACGCTTTAGGGTCTTCATCAACTCTTATAACTTCTAATGCTCTATCAAGGTCGCCTAATACATTTAAAAGACCTTCTAATAAGTGCAATCTTTTATTTACTTTTGCTAAATCATATTCTGCTCTCTTCTTAACTATTTCTAATCCATGGTTAGTAAAGTCATATAAACAATCTAATATACTTGATGACTGTTGTAATTTCTTATTTAATAACGTAACCATATTATAATTGAAATTAGATTGTAAATCAGTTTTAGCGAATAAATTATTCAATACTAAATCAGGATTAGCGCCTTTCTTTAATATGATTTGAATATTTATTCTTCCTTCAGACGAAGCATCTATAACTTCTTTTATATCTGAAAGTTGGTCAGATTCTATTTTTTGTTCTATACTATTAACTAATTTAAGTTTATTAACGCCAAATGGAATTTCTGATATTTGAATCATTGTTTGCTTTTTATTAGTCACTATTTCATATTTCGCTCTTAAAACTACTTTTCCTTTTCCTTCTGTAAAAATTTTATGCCATTCAGAGTTATCAACTATAACTCCTCCTGTAGGAAAATCAGGTCCCTTTATTATTTTAGTTAAATGATTTATATCTGCGTCTTCATCCTTTAATGCTTGTGCTAATATATAATCTAATGCATCATAAACTTCTGTTAAGTTATGAGAAGCCATTGTAGTACTAAATCCACACGCAATCCCATTAGTTGCATTTATTAACGCATTTGCTATTAATCCAGAAGCAACAACTGGTTCTGTAGTTGTATCATCATAGTTAGGTCTTGTTTCTACAAAGCCTTTATCTATGTCTTTCATTAAGGCTTCGCCTATTCTAGTAAGTCTACATTCTGTATATCTATCTGCAGCTGGTCCATCGCCGTCAATGTTTCCTGGATTTCCTTGTAACTCAATAAGAGGATATCTCATTGTCCAATCCTGAACTAATCCTATCATTGCTTCATAAACAGATGCAGAACCGTGTGGATGATAACTACCTAATACTGCACCAGTTACTTTAGCCGATTTAATTGTTTTATGAGAATGAGTTAATCCTAAGTCATGATACATACAATATAATATTCTAAGATGAACTGGTTTAAGTCCATCTCTTATATCTGGGATAGCTCTTTCTTCCAAGGTTTCTTGTGCATAAGATTTATAACGGGGAGCTAACGCATCTCCTAAGTTTTTACGAATTATAGTTTCTGCCATGTAAACCTCCTTATACTAATTCATAAACGTCATCAGACATTATGAATTCTTTTCTATTTGCTATAGATTTATCATTCATACAAGTATCAAGGATTTGTTCGCACCATGCTAAATCATCATTAGTTAATTGTATTAACACTCTATTGTCTGTAGACATAGTGGATGCTTTTAATTCTTGCCAGTTCATTTCTCCTACGTATTGCTCCTATGTTTCCATAGGTACCGACTATCTCTTCGCATTACGCGTCCTCTATTTCGGTTCTCAGTGACTTCGTTACCTAAAATCACGACACGTACCAATAGTGTCCCTACTTCCCAACAACGGGAATAGTCTGTACAGGTTATCATTTCTATTGTATATGTTTCCAGTTTACATAACACCAAATATTTTTAAAACTACCAAATTTAACTCTATCTTTATAATCTTCATAGACAGAAGCCATGGATTCTTTATTTCTTTTTCTATCTCTAATAGCTTTAACATCATTTTCATTTAGTTTAGCTCTTCCATTTTGAGAACCAGGTCTTGATTGTCCATTCTTATAATGCCAATCTTTGTTCTCTTCAGAATAAACTTCTGGCATAACTTCTTGCCAAGAATATCCATGCCAAATTTTATGGAAGCCAGTATAATTTATTTTATCTTCAAACTCATAATAAATATCATCTTTATTCATTCTATTATTATATTGAGTTCTAATATATTCTACTTCTTCCAACGCTAACTTATGATTATGATGTTTTTCTAATCCTTGTCCATTATAACCATATTGTCTTGCATTTAATTTAACTATATAATCTTTTTCTCTTTCTAATCTTTCTTCTGGTTTGCATTTTTCTAATATTTCAAATTCAAAATTATCAAACCCATAAAGATTAAAATCTTTATATAGTTCAAGATGATTATATTTAGGACTTTTAGATGCTATTTTATGAGATTTCCATCTTCTTTCTATATCAATGCTACTTCCAATATAAAATCTGTCATCAATTTTATTTGTTATTTTGTAAACTCCACATATTTTCATATACAACGCCCCTTATTATTAATAATTTATACTAATAATATAGAGTCGCGAAATGACCTTCCCACGGGATTACCATATGAAATTTTCACTTAGGCTTCCCCGTTAGCCAATAAATGACCCCTAGTGGTATCTAGGTAAAAAGGATAAGGGCCAGATTTTCATTAACCCTTTATAACGTTGTACTTCATATTTGCCTGTCATATTCTCTATTATTTCATCTCTCTGCGCATCAGAATAAGCATAAGTCATATTCTTTCCTTGTTTAATAGAATATAAAGGTGGAACTGCAAAATAAATATTTCCGTTCTCAATTAGTTGAGGCATATGTTTCCAGAAGAAACACGCCCATAGACATTGTATATGCAATCCGTCAACCGTTTATACCCTCGTTTTCACGATATTTATTAGTTCTAAATATTTATTATATTTTCTATCAAGCCTAGAATTTTCTGTGGAATTTTCATATATTCTATTTAATAGATTCAAACATTGATTATTTCCTCCAATATTAAATTGATATGTTATATTGTCTTTGGTCGTCATTTTTACATCAATATTCAATACTTTTTGTATTGATAATAAAAAATCTTTTTGACCAGTAAATCCTATAATACAAGATGGAGTTTTATATCCTTGAGTACAAAATGATATACTACCGTCTCCGTCCATATATCCTCTTATATAATCTATAATATACATATCAGGTACTTGTTCATTTGTTGGAAATTTTAAATTAAATGTTTTATTTTCAATAATCCCTAATGATTTTAAATCAGTTATTATAGAATCACTAGAAATTAATAATCTACAAAATATACTGTCTTGGCTATAGTTTGACGTAGATGCATTATATATATTAACAGGATAACTAGATTCTAAACAAATATTTAATTTATCTAAATGATTATGGTCTTTATTAGAAAGAGTAATTCCTAACTTTTGTCCTTCTCCTTGTCTTTTAGTTGTTATATATCCATCTGCCGCAATAAAACCTAGCCAATAAGCTTTTTCTGATGAATCTATAATATTAAAATAATTATCATTTAAATAATATTTTCTAGAATTTTCTTTATTTGTACGTCTAACTAAATTATTTTCATTAAATATTTTAGTTATAAATGACCTAGAATATCCTGAAATAGACGCAACGTCTCTTAAACTATTTCCTTCATTATATAAATCTATTAAATGTTGTATTTGTTCTTGGCTTAATATTTTTTTGACTGCCATTAATATCACCTCTACAATGTATTACTTATAATATAGTTGACATTGATGGCTTTTAATAAATATTTTTTACTAGGGACTAGACTATATCATCACCCTCGTCTTTACGTTAGGGTGTCGCGCACTTCCACTTATTAAGTGTACTCCCATGCCTGGGATAGTCGTTGAACCTTCCTAAAATGAGGCTTGGCTGCTGATTGCCATATGCTTTCGCACTTAGGGTTTCCAGCAATTCACGCGATTATCATCTATATGTTTCCATATAGAGGGACATAACTATTGTTTATCCGCATCTGATAAGACTATAATCTTATTATATCTTAATTTCTCTATATCGAAATCAGCGCCATATCCACATTCTAATATCTTAATAACATCTAATAATTTAACTGATACAGCTACTTTGTCTGTGTCATAATTATAAGTATTATTTATCTTACCGAACGCAGGGAATATAGCGTCTATTTGTTCGTTACGTGCATTCTTAGCGCTTCCTGCTGCTGAATCCCCTTCTACTATCCATAAACAACATTCATCTGCATCTTTACTAACACATTTAACAAGCTTTTCAGGTTTAG